TTATACAACATATTACATCTCAATCCATATAGGAGAGTTCATATGAGGTCTGCAGTATCAGGTATTCCATTCCCCAGCAGTGAGCTTCTTTTGGGCTCGACCTCTACGGTTTGCTGGTTTAGGCTTTGGCTTGTTGTTGTTAACACCAATCCAACCACCTTGAGCTCTTCTTTGTCTAGCCACAGTATTAGCATTTTTGGTTTCCCAATCTATACTAGCCAGTTTATTATCAATACGATTTTCTATCTTCTTCAAAGCTTGAGCGGAATTCTGATTATTGTTAGTATTACCCTTCTTGGGCTTCTGCTTCTGTTTGCCTTTGTTGCCCTTCTGAGACGGAGTCGCATTCCAAAGATCAACAACTCCTTTAACAAGAGGCATACCTGGAACACCGAGTGTTCCAAGCATATCTGCAACATTCTTAATCCACTCCCCTTCAGGGTTCATGGATACCCTCACACCTGTAGGTAAGTATGAGGCCGTACGAGTGTACAATTCCATGGCTGCAGGATCAAAAGCAGGCGATCTAGTTGTTAAAACAACAAGATCATTATTAGTTTCATTTGGAAATCTTTCGATTAAATAATGAACAACAATAGTTAAAGTTGTTTGTTCGGAGAGCCCAGTAAACCAAGCCCCAGACGTATTAAAACAACTAACATATCCAGGATACTGTCCATTTTGTTCAGACATGGCGAAGGTCGGAGAAGTTCCAACCTGAGCCATGGTAGGATACCACAACTGAATATCAGGCGTTGCAGTATAATCGAAGATAAGCGGAAAGACGGCATCCTGTTCAGACAAAGGTGGTATCACCGAATTTGCCAATGTTGCAACAACATAGCAACCATCTTCTGCTTTCCATTCTCTGGAATCCAAAATATTAAGCACTTGATCAACGTTGGTGGGTATATCACTCGAAACCGTTGACCTGCAACCCATGGGATAAAACTGGTAAGAGCCAGTACTCATATCCTTAAAATGCGCACCATATGTCACATTACATGGTTTCACAGCTACCGTGGGATCACGATATGTTGTGACTGCACCTTGTCGGTACAGTTCAGCAGTGGTGTTATGCACCTCAAATGCTTTCGCAATGACACGAGTCCTACCATTTTGATAGTAGGAATTTGGGATAGGTATAGATGTTACATTATGATAGGTTGTCATATTAGAGCCGGCTGAAGTAGCCCGGATAACAAGACCCCCACATGGTCTAGATAAACCCACATTCATGGTATCATAATCTATATTACCACCAGCTCCCCAATTAGGAGCATTAGGGCCTATAATCCCACTGGGAAAATAAATGGAAGCGGTGTTTCCATTTTTACTTGACCCATCAAGTGTCATGTCGTATGGTACTAAGTTGACGTCATTGTCCCATGGTGAAAAGAACATATGACAATCCCAGTTGCCGGGAGCAACTGAGCTAGGACGTGATAAAGTTTTCTGAAACTTCAACTTTTGTACTATTGAAGGACCATTAATCTGATCAGGATACCCCGCACAATCACGAGGTTGGTCCGGGAAGGGATCAAGGGCACATTTCACCCAATTAGACCCAGCTTCTGATGCCCCAACCCTTGAAGTTAGAACATCAATCTTAGATTCGACTTTCGCTACATTTGAATCAGTCATCACACATAATTTGTACCTCTTCTCCTCCGTTGGTGTAATAACCGCCTCCATGCAAAAAAGATAAATCACAGAGAATGTTACTCATGTCAACATTAAGACCTTCAAACCCACCTCGATAAAACTCTAAGGCTTCATCGTGAGTCGGAACACCAAAACGTGCTAATCTCTTTGCGAGATCAGTATCAGACTTAGTAATCACTTCATTTAATGCATCGCGAAAGACTGTGTAGATTTCGAGCCCATGACCTGCAGACATCATGAGTAGCGAGAGCATTTTACTGATCTCCCCATCCCGCGATATTTTCTCTACACTATATTGAAACGACTTTGCAAGTGTTCCAAGATTATATAAAGGTCCATACCATCCACCTAAGTTTTTGAATCTAAATCCAAGAAACTCTAGGTCCTCTATATTACGAGTTACGATGAATGGGTCTAATTCATGACCATACATGTTGAAGGTTTCACGAAAAACTTTCTCAAATTCCTCGTCAGAACAGTGTATACTGTCTGAACCAACGACATCGTCTCCAAAACAAGCTGCCTCAACCAAGTCAACTATATTTGGGTCCCCCTTCGACAAACGAAGCAGAGCATGAATTATAATCAAGGACATCCCTAATATATTGTCAACAGTTGTTGACCCTGAGCCTGAGTTATTACCCCAAGTTTTATAGATGAGGTCTCCATTCGGGAGAACAAGATGTGAGTTAACATTATGTTCCGTAACCCACTCTTTAAACTTATCCTCAGGTAAGCACATATTTTTAAGTGTATAAACAGCACGCATCCATGCTGCTTTACGATCCCATCTAACGGCATCCCACATCCAAAATCTACGATGTTTCATAAGTCGCGTTGCCAACTTATTGACGCCACCTTCATAAGGGTTGAATCCATATGCTGACCAGAAACACCCACGCATTGCGATACTCTGAGCACCGTATATACGTTTATGGTGAAAATAAAGTCCAATTGGTTCTATTATAAAAGTTCGCTGTTTATGATCCTCCAAATAAGTTGCCCTACTTTCAGATTCAATTTTACCAGCCACTTTCCAAAGAGGTATCTCTTTGAGAACATCATCGTGCCACATTTCTGAAATGTAACCAGCATCTATCCAATCACCTTTTGACCTATAACCACACTGGTTCTCAATGAAGCCACAAGCCTTGGTTCGATCGATTGAGACTATAGTTTCATCGAGAGTTAGAATAGGACAAAGTAATCCTTCTAAATATCTGTCTTTCAAGATATTACAAGCATTTAGATATTGTGAATCCTCAGTAAAGTGATAGACTGGAAATTGATCCATCTTACGAACTGAGATATCTAACGTTTCAAAGGTTGACTTTGTTATAACCATATCATCGGCCCACTTTTCAAGTATGCATGAAGTATGGGTGCTTATATATTTGGATGCAAAGCCTTTAGGCATTTCATAGTTGAAATCATCCTTTATAGGTTTAACAGGAAACCTACCACAATATTCAAAACATTTATAGGAGTTATAACCCTCTTGCAACGTATCAAAAACTTTATCAATCATATGTTGTCGACTAAGTTTTTGTCTCGGTACGAAGCGAGAGGACCTATTCAGTTTTTTGGAAAAAGGGTCCAGGCCATATTAACACCCTTAGAATCACCTTTACGGTAATGGACTCCTATTATCGCGTTGGTTTCCATATCGACTAATAAAGACCCACAAGAAGTAGGCATAGTATCAGCATCATGCATTATCCATTGACCCTCTGGTGAGCGATCAAGAATATTAGCTGATGTAGCCAATAATTTATAGCCATTTTGTGGTGAATACCCAACAAAACCTAAATGTGTATGGGTGACACTTATCTCTGAAGACTTCATTGGTTTAGAATGAAGAGCAAACAATTGCCGCGACGCAGCAGGAATAAATTTCCTAAAATCATTTACCGATATATAAGCACGATCACTACATATATCTACAACAGTATCTTGTGTCCACTTGTCAACTGGGGGAATCATATCAACATATTCATCTCCAAGTTTGACATATTTCATCTTTGAAAGATTATGAAAATTTGTAAAAATATACTCGGCTCCTTTGTCCTGTTTTCTATGAGAGACAATACGGACAATAGAACCTATATATTCTTTATTAACACCATACACAGGATGCAATGAATTCTTAAAAATAGATGGATCAATTTGTTTCGATGGAGCTGGTCCTTCGAGTTTTGGTTTAATCCCCACATCACCTACAACAGCATCTTTGAAAGATTTCTTTGTAGGACTGAAACTCTTTTTAGAAATCTCAGCAGGTTGTTTAGCCCTCTTGTCTATTTTTAAAGCCTTAAGTTCCTCTTTAGCTTTATAAAGCTTCGAGATTTTCTTACCAGTTGAGTCATGTAGTTCACCTCCGGCCGAAGCTAGATGGCAAAATGTACAGTCAGAATACCGGCTCTCACGAGGACAAGTATCATTGTGTCTATGAACATGCTTATCAGGATCAGAAGTACCCATAGGATGTAAGCATTCAGAGCATATTTCGTTATAACGAGCTTGCCCGCGTTGAATACCTTCCTTTTTACCACCTTTTCTAGGTCGTTTTCCTTTAGGTTGAGCAGATGGGCGAGAACCAGCTATTGGAACACCTTCCTTTAGCTTTTCTTTTCTCTTTTTATCATTTTCCTCATTCTGCTTAAGTTTACTCTCGATACGTTCTTGTAAACGACCCTCGAGATTAACATCTTGCTTCTTATCCTTATTTTTGTTTTTGTTTTTAGGCGCTTTACCGCCCTCCAAACCAAGTTCTTTGCGCCACTGTCTATTCAACGCATCAATAACACGACTACTCTCGTGGTCGTAATGTTCTGTTAAATTATCAGCAACTTTATCCATAAAGTGAGATGACTCAATGTTGACTCTATCAGTTAGATCACTCAACATGGTTTTCTGTTCACCAGGCTGATGGCGTGCATCTAAGAATATAGCATTGAGCTTTTTATAAATATCATCGAACTTACTGGTAACTTGGTTCTTAGAGAAATATGATTTTTGTGAGGCATTACGTCTCTGGTTTACTGCAGAATTGGCTTTATCACCTTTCTGCATCAACTGTTTAACACGACCAGCATCGTATTTAACACGCATCTTGCCGCCAACATTCTTTTCAGCAAAGTTGGAACCCCTCCAATTCCCGGAATAAACAAATTCCATCTCATTTCGAAGATGGTTATATTCTCTTCTCAGATCTTCATATTCGAGGTCTGTGAAATCGGATTTTTCGTTTAGTCTTTGCTGTTCGCTAAAAGCAGCATAGGTAAGATCCTTGAGTTTACTCAAAGACCTATTATCAAGGTTAGCATCATTACGCATAATTCTCTCTTGACGATCCTGCATGATGTTTGACCATTGCGTCCAAACTTCACCAGTATCCCTATCTATATAATCGACCCACCCAAAGGTTGTTCGATCATTTGCTGCCCCAGATCGAGTATCAATTCGACCTTCAAGACCAACATCATATTTCTTATCAACTATTCGAACCAAAGCCTCCAATTGCATAGCCTCATCAAGGGCTTTAAACTGACTATACGTGCCAGTTTTTGGATTTACAAAAACTTTAATAGTTTTTGTTTCGACATCTAAGTCGACTTGCTTAACAAGCATCCATTTGCCATTATAATGAACTTTATAAAGCCCATCCTTGATAAAAACTATGTTTTTAGAACCTGATGAAGGACCCTCGAGAGCTTGCACTTTCTTAGGCTTCTGCACCTTCTCAGGTTTGCTTTGTTGTATCTTTTTTGTATTTTCAACTACTATATCACCTGCCCACCAGGTTGATATTTCATTGATGTGCTTATCAACTTGATTCTTAAAATCCTCATTTAAAAAATAACCTGTGCCAACCCATATAGCGGCGACAACTCCTGTTAAAAGAACAGTACTGAGCACAAACTTGCCCAAGGTTTTTAAAAATGTCATAGCTTTTATAGCTAATGAAGCAGGGTCAGTCTCTGAAACCATAACTGCAGTCACAACTTTAGTAAGATGTGTCTGAGCATTAGAATAACGAAGAAACAGAGATCTATAATGACTCTCCAAATTATTAATTTCTTTGCCATCCCTGGTTCGATAAGAATCGTTCTGAAGATTCCCATCCCAAGCCTGTAGGTACTCAGCAAGTTTGACATCCACTATTCCTGTTTCTAAATGTTTATAAGCATAAGATTGGGTGAGTGAACCTAGACCTACTGGTGAATATGAATCAACGTTATTACCAGTCTTAAAATTGAGTTTTTCTACTTTACCCTTAGCAATAAACTGCATAAGGTACAAGAAATCCTTTACGACACCCGCAACTTGTTGCTTGGCATCCTCCACATCCTCCTCCGTATAGAAGGGTCCGTTGCCCATATCAGCATTTAGCATTTCAACGGTGTTATTAGCTTTTGAGCAAACAACACGAGATATAAGCATGGAGACAAAATTAAGATTTTGGGCTGGTTTTAGAAGAGATGTCCAATCTCCTCCAAACAAAGCAACTGCTGTAGCAGCCACACCAGCAAAAGCACATGTATATGACAAGAATGATTTAGCCACCTCGTCTCGACTACTAGGACCTTCTAAGTTTTTAAATTTATCACCTTGTGACTTCCACCACAGGGCCGTACAAAGGGTCACACCAGCACACACTGTCATAAGTGCTGCTGCCGTCGTAGCAAGACCATCTAAAAATTCCTTGTTTTCCTCAATATAAGAAGAAAGGACATCGTACCAACCTTCAAATTTTGCGATAGAACAGAGGTCAGACAATTTATTCAATTTCTGAAAGCTCGTTATCATATCAATAAAACCAAAAGAGACGTATGATCCATAATTTTCCGATTCTTTTTTAGACTCGAAAAGATCAAAGAAATTTTTGAGAAATGGTTTATCATCCAAATCCTCTTGTAAGTATTGCGACTGCTCCTCAGATAGACAGTGATCATCATGTACAATTTTATAGGAGTCCACGATATCTACTACCTTCTGTTTATAAGCATTATATCCCTTTGTCCAGAGACAACTCAAACACGTTGTTCCGAAACTATAAGGTTTTTCACAATCATCACACAAAAGTATCTCGTTAAAATCAGAATAAGGTATTACAGCATCAACTCCATCTACTTTTATAATAGCTACAGGAACTTCAAGATCCTCATGTATCAACGTAGTATGAACAAGATTTTTAGAGACCTGAAACATAATTTCACCTCTAATATTTGAAAGAGTCAAAAAATTTTCAGCCTTTGTAATACGCTTCATATAAATGGTCACGACAGATTTTGCCATCTTGTCACGATACTCTTTAAGCAGTTTTAAAAGAGCAAGTTTCTCTGCTTGAAACCCC